CCGGTCTCCTCTGTGGACCGGGGCTCTCGCCTGCCCGGCAAGCACGACCAGCCAGCAGAGAGAACTCAACAGAGGGGCCACCCATGAGCAACAAGCGCAAGTCTGCCGCCGCCCGTGTTGCGAAGCCGCACGTCACCGCGGCGACCACTGACCGGGTCGTGCTCGCCTACATCCACCCGGGCGAGACCTCGGCGTACTTCACCCAGGGGCTCGTGAACCTGCTCATGTGGGATCAGGCCACCTCTCGCCGCGTGGTCGGCTGCCTCAACGAGTGGTCATCGGCCAACGTGTCGGCCTCGCGCAACAACCTCACGGCCCGGTTCCTCGAGGAGTATGACGCCGAGTGGCTGCTGTGGATCGACGCCGACATGGCCTTCGAGCACGACGCACTGGACCTGTTGCTTGCCTCTGCGGACCCCACCGACCGCCCGATCGTCGGCGGCCTGTGCTTCGGGATGTCGATGGGCGCACTGTTCCCCACGATCTACCAGTTCATGGAGACCGAGGACGGCGGCGTGACCACCGTCCGCGTGGGCGAATACCCCGACGACTCCCTCGTCCCCTGCGCCGCCACGGGTGCCGCGTTCGTGCTGATCCACCGCAAGGCGCTCGAGGCCATCCGCGACCGGCAGTACAGCGGCGCGTTCCCGTGGTTCCAAGAGACCGACCACGGCGGCCAGCCCGTAGGCGAGGACATCACCTTCTGCATCCGAGCCACGCTGCTCGGCTTCCCGATCCACGTGAACACCGCCGTGAAGATCGGGCACCACAAGTCCACCGTGCTCACCCACGACATGTTCCAGGCGCAGAGAGCGAGGTCGGACGATGGCGATTCTCTCGCTGGCTGAGGCAAAGGTCGCGCTGGACATCAGCGTGACCGACTATGACGCCGAGCTGCCCGACTACATCGACGCCGCGCAAGAGGCGGTCGACTTCCTCTGTGGGCCGTCCGAGGCGATCGCGGTCACCGAGGTCAAGCGTGCGGCCGGCGCGATCCCGCTGAACACCACCCCGGTTCTGTCGGTCACGTCCGTCACTGGCATGTGGGTCGGGCTGGTCTCCAGCGCGCTGCTGTGGAACGACCTCGACAACGGCGTCATCAACTCGCGCCCGCTGGCCGCCCCGTTGCTCGACGACGTGTACACCGTGGTCTATCAGGCCGGGCGCGCCTCGACGCCGAAGTCCATCAAGCAGGGTTGCCGAATCATCCTCGAACACCAGTGGCAACTGCAGCGCGGCACCGGCACCCGCGGCGGCTCGCGCCTCGGTGAGGACACGACCATGATCCCCGGCCTCGGCTACGCGATCCCGAACAGGGCCCTGCAGCAGATGGCCCGCTACCTCCGCGGCCCGGCGGCCGGCTGATGACCACGGCCACCGCGGCACCCGCAGTCCTCGCCGCCGTCAAGACCCTCTGGGCTACCGCCCTCGGTTCAACCGCGCAGGTGTTCCAGGGCTATGGGATCAGCAGTGACCCGAAACGAGCCACCCTCATGGTTGGCGTCGAGGACCCGTTCGGCCAGGGCGCGGCGGTCTCCTACAACGGGGACGCCGAGTGGGCGTACGCGAGCACCGTGACCCGCGAAGAGGACGCCACGATCCTCTCGAGCCTGTACGTCAAGAACGGATCAACGGACCTGCAGGCGGTCCTGACGGATCTCACGACCGCACTGAACGCCATGTTCACCGCTGTCATCAACGATCCGACGCTGGGCATCGCCTACGTCTTGTGGTCGCTGCCCCGCATCGTGTCGATCAACCACGACCAGACGCCCAAGGGTTGCGAGGCCCTGGCCGTGATCTCGCTCCGCTACCGCGCGCACCTCGTCAACTAGCCCCACCCCAACCCGTAAGCCCGCGCATCCACGCGGGCTGTTCGTCATGCCCGAAGGAGCCCCGATGGCCAAGGTCAAGTTCTGCGGGACGGACCCCGCGACCGTCCCCGAGTTGGGCGGCCGGCGTGTTGAGCCCGGCCAGATCGTCGAGGTTCCCGACGCCGAGCTCTACCGCTACACCCAGTCCCCGACGTGGGAGCCGGGCGATGCGAAGGCGGCCAAGTTGCACGACTCGGCGCACGCGTTCCACAACCCCGACCCGCTGGACCTGTCGAGCAACCTCGACGCCGCTACGAACGTGGAGGGCTGATCGATGTCCGTTGGATCTGGAATCTCCGCACAGGTCGGCTGGGCTGCCGAGGGCGCGTACGGCACGTATGCCGCGCCGACTCGCTTCCTGCCGGGCGACTCGTTCGGCACCGACAAGCAGTTCACGACCGTGGACCTCGAGGGTCTGGCTGCCGGTCGGGCGCTGGCCTACGACCGCGTGACCACCAACGAGATGGGCACCGGCACCTACACGGGCGCGGTGCTCCGCTCGGGCTTCGGCCTGCTGCTGCAGCACCTCATGGGCGGCAGTGTGACGCCGGTCCAGCAGGGCGGCTCTGCGGCCTACCTGCAGACCCATGTCCTGACCGACAACCTGGCCAAGTACCTCACGATGCAGGTCGGCGTACCGGACACAGGCGGCACGGTGCGCCCCTACACCGCGCTCGGCTGCAAGATCCTCGACGCCGAGTTCGCCTGCAACGTGGGCGAGCTGCTCAAGGCCACGGTCAACTTCGACGCCAAGTCCATCACCGAGGCGCAGGCCCTCGCAACGGCCTCCTACTCCGCGGCCACCAACGCGCAACTGCCGTTCCATCACGGGCAGATGAGCGTCAAGCTCGGCACGTACGCCTCCG